TGAGCAGGATGATGTTAAAATGTACCACGGTGGAATGGCTTGTAGTGGAGATGAGGGTCTTATGATGGATCCTATGTCTGGTAACGAGATACCTATTGGATCAAGTGCTGAAAATGTTCGTGATGATATCGACATCAGAATATCTGAGGGTGAATACGTTCTACCTGCAGATGTTGTTAAATGGCACGGATTAAAGTCAATCATGGACATGGAAGCTGAGGCTAAGATGGGTCTCATGGGAATGTATGAAGATGGCCTAATCCAATATGTAGATAATGAAACTACACCTTGTCCTGAGTGTGATGGCGAAGGCTGTGATCATTGTGATGGAAAAGGATACCACGATGCGGAAGATACCGAATCCAGTGGCAAAGATTCTGAGGACTCCTCGGTACAGGCCGAAGACGATTCCGAACAAGAAGAAGATGGCTTCATCGAAACACCGGAAGGCAACAAAATTGAGTTGGCCGGAGTAGAGACTGAAGAAACTGTATTGGAACCCGAATATCCAGAAGAAGGCGAAGAAGGTTATTACCCTTCTCAAAATCGGGAATACGCAGAGATGAAAAAACCAATAATAAAATTCATCGTCTAAAATCAACTGGGCTACCCAAAACATCTCGGAGGAAGTCTTGGCCCCCAATAAGAGTAGTAAAAATGGCAAAATATCGAGGCGCACATCTTGATCAACTAGATCAGGAAGAAAAAGAATTAAATCAAGAATTATCACAAATGAAACAGGATCAGGTAGATGCTACCCCTGTTGCAGATCCGGAAGAGGATACATATCGAAAACGGTATGGAGATCTTCGTCGGCACAACTCTCAATTAATGCAACAAAAAGATGTTGAGATTAATAAGCTAAAGAACCAGCTGGACTCCGCAGCCAAAGGTCAAATCCGTTTCCCTAAAACAGATGAGGAAATTGATCTATGGGCTAAGAAGTACCCTGACGTAGCTAAGATTGTAGATTCAATTGCTCAGAAGCGAGCTAACGAAGCTATGCAAGGCTTACGAGAAGGGGAGAAGCGTCTAGAAGCTCTAGAGACAAAGATCTCTCGTAAAGATGCGGAGCATCAGCTCAATCGCCTACATCCAGATTTTAATCAGATTAGGCAGAGCGCATCCTTTCATGAATGGGTAGAGATGCAACCCCAATCAATTCAAGACGCTTTATATAAAAATAATACCGATGCTAGAGCTGCGGCTAGAGCAATCGATTTATATAAAGCAGACACTGGAAAGAAAAAGGTTAACAAACGATCTGCGGCACAAGCAGTCGGTAGAACCAATTCCAGTACCCCTACCACTAATAGCCCTAGCCGTTTCTCAGAAAGCTCAGTCAGTCAAATGAATGATCGAGATTATGCTAAGAACGAAGAAGCTATTATGGAAGCTATGCGTAGCGGCAACTTTGTCTATGACATGTCAGGCGCTGCTCGCTAAGTGTTGCAATTATAGGCACAACTGTGCTATAATAAAGGTAATTAGGGCCGCGTTATCGCCCACCCCTAAAAACCACAATCCCAGAAGAAAATATTAATATGTCCACCAGTACAGGCTGGCCTGTGAACTCTTGTTTGCACAACCCACCCACATCGTACTGCCACTGTTTTTTATCTCTTCATGTCCTGATGAGCTCAGAGAGCTCAGCCATTTCATAAAGGAGAAATCAAATGGCATTTGCAAAAGCAAGCGGTTATACCAACCTTAATAATGGTAACTTTTCCCCGGTAATTTATAGCAAAAAGGTACAACTATCTTTTCGCAAAACTACAGTAGTTGGAGATATCACAAACTCTGATTATTTTGGTGAGATTTCCGGGCAAGGTGATACAGTTCGTATCATGAAAGAACCTGAGATTTCAGTAAACGCATTGAAGCGTGGTACTACGATCTCAACACAAGATCTCGTTGATACTGACTTCCAACTAGTAGTAGACAAAGCCTCCTACTTTGCATTTAAATTGGATGATATTGAGGAATCTCATAGTCATTTGAATTTTATGCAACTTGCAGTGGATCGCGCAGCTTATCGTCTAGCTGACCAATATGACCAAGAAGTACTAGGTTATCTATCTGGTTATAAGCAAGCAGCATTGCATGCTAATGCAGGAACTGTGAACGATCAAGTTAACGGTACTAAAGCAGACACAACAGCAGGTAATGATGAATTGCTAGCTGGGCATAAGCTTAAGAAGGGTGACTTCGGCAACATCAGTACATCATCTGCCGGTGAACATTCTATTCCTTTGGCTGCACGATTACCGGGTGCAACAGCACTTCCAACAGCAACAGCTTCACCAGCAATGGTTGTAGCGCGTATGGCTCGTATCCTTGACCAAAAGCAAGTGGACAAAGATGGTCGTTGGATCGTAGTGGATCCAGTATTCATGGAAATCCTTCGTGATGAAGATTCCCGGTTTATGAATGCTGACTTCGGTGACTCAGGTGGTCTTCGCAATGGTTTGGTACTGAATAACTTCCACGGCTTCCGTGTTTATCAGTCATCAAATCTACCATCAGTTGGCACAGGCGCAGCAACAGTAACAGCTGCTAACCAAAACGCTAACTACGGAGTGATCTGTGCTGGTCATTCTTCAGCTGTAGCTACTGCTGAGCAACTTAATAAAGTTGAGACATATCGTGATCCAGATAGCTTTTCTGATGTTTGCCGCGGCATGCATTTGTATGGCCGGAAGATCCTACGTCCAGAAGCATTAGTAACTGCTAAATACAACTTAGCATAAAACTTTTAGGGGGCTGGTTAAGCTGGCCCCCTTCCTTTTATTTGAGGTAAGTAGATGCCATCCACATATATTACTTTATGTAATCAGGTTTTACGACGATTGAACGAAGTTGAGATTTCAGAGTCCGACTTTGTTAACGTCCGTGGCATCCAATCTGTAGTTAAAGACTCTGTAAAGAGTGCTATCGCCAAGATTAATCAGGCAGAGTTTGGCTGGCCATTTAACGCTGCAGAACATACTCAAGAATTAACTGTAGGTCAAAGTGAATACACTTGGCCTGAGTATTATAAGATATCAGATTGGAGCTCATTCCAAATTCTGAAGGATGACTCACTTGGTACAGACTTTCAAGCACTTCGATATATTGACAGAGATAGTTGGTACGAAAGCCATAGGGATAAAGATTACAGTACTGGAAGCGCCGGTAGAGCTAAGCCTTCTCATGTATTTGCGGGACACGGAAATGGGTTTGGAGTTACTCCATCTCCCGACAAAGCTTACTCAATACGGTTTAGGTATTTTCTTAACTATTCCGATTTAACTGCACATAATGACATAACTAGAATCCCTACATCATTTGACACTGTTGTTGTAGATGGGGCTCTATACCATTTGTACATGTTCAAGGATAACTTAGAGGCGGCTCAGGCTGCTTTTATTGCATTTGAGCGTGGCATTAAGGATCTGCAAACACTCTATATAAACAACTATGAGTATATTCGAGATACCCGAGTGAGGTACTGATGGCAGATAGAATAGAGAGCTACAAGCTTGTAAGTTCGGGGGGTTTAAATTCAAATGAAAATCATCTTGATTTATCTGAAAACAGTCCGGGGTCAGCTACCCTACTAGTAAATTATGAACCCTCTTTATTTGGAGGGTATCGTCGTATTGAGGGGTACGCTCCTTACCATGCAGATTACCCAGAAGTTACGGTAGACGGCCAGAGTACAGCGCAAGGTAGGGTCTTAGGCCTAGCTATATTCAAAGATGATGTAACTAATTCCATAAAAATTATTGCGGCAAGGCAAGATGCGGGCGGCTCTAATTACAGCTTTTACTATTATACAGCCGGTATTGGCTGGAGAAAATTTACTTTAACTCATTCTGTCACACGACCGATGACCTTGAATGGTAGAACCGTAAGTAAACTTCGACATGCACAGTTTAACTTTGGTGATGGCAACAAGATCTGTTTTGTAGACGGTGTTAATCCTGCAATTATATTTGATGGTATTAGGTGGAAAGAATTAAAAAGCTCTCACTCCGGAGGATATGACTCCACAAACAATACGGCAGGAGGAGCTCTAGTAGTAGATGCCCCGTCTCTAGTTGATGTTTTTGAGAACCATTTATTTCTAGCGGGAGATATTGCAAAGTTAGCAGTCATTTCACACTCAAAAGCTCTAGATGGATATACTTGGACAGTAGGAACAGGCGGTCAGATATTCGCTGGTGTGGATGTGGTTCAGATTAAACCTTTTCGAGATAACTTATTCGTATTTGGTGAAAATGGTATCAAGAAGGTTATTGCCGATATTACATCTGGATTTGTGATAGATCAGGTTACCGCTAATGTGGGCTGCGTTGCCAGAGATTCAGTTTTAGAAATCGGTGGAGACCTAATGTTCTTAGCGCCGGATGGCTTCAGACCTGTAGCTGGTACTTCCCGTATTGGCGATGTGGAACTAGAGACTGTTAGTAAACCTATTCAAGCTACTCTCGTTGATTTTATTAAGAACAACAGCATGGATACTTTGAATGGAGTAGTTATCAGATCTAAATCTCAAGTTAGATATTTTGTGGGTACGGATACTGTAGGTGTTACCGATAGTACTGGTATCATTGGGGGGTTATCCAACTCCTCTGGATCTATAGCGTGGGAATTTGGGGAATTATTGGGTATCCGAGCTTCCTGCTGTACCTCTGAGTATGTAGACACAGAAGAACTCGTTTTACACGGGGATTACGATGGGAATGTGTACCGCCAAGAGCAGGGGAACTCGTTTAACAATATTGATATCACAGCTATTTATGCTACCCCGTACTTAGATTTTGGGGACACCGATATCCGAAAAGCTTTACGCAAAGTTAATACATTTATTAGGGCCGAAGGGCCGTTGGAAATGAACCTAGGGATTGCGTATGATTGGGGTGACTACAATACTACTCGCCCCTCTACATTTACACAAAATTCTGAAGGTGGGCCAACTATCTATAACGGAAGAAATGTAACCTATAACGCAGACAACGTGATTTATGGGGGTTCTTCTAAGCCGATCATGACATCAGACATACAGGGATCAGGGTTTTCGGTACGGGCCACTTACGTTACTTCGGGGCAGTTTGACTCGTACTCGATTCAAGGCATCGTATTTGAATACTCTACAGCAGGGAGACGATAAAAAATGGCAGGTTATATACGCCAATCATTAGCAGATATTATTAACGGAGCGGATATTACAGCCCCTCCGCTTAATTCAGAATTCAACCAACTCCTAGCTGCATTTAATGCTACTACGGGACACGCGCATGACGGTTCTACAGGCAACGCCCCAAAGATTAATTTAGCCACATCTGTATCGGGATATTTACCCGCCTCAAATGGAGGTATTGGAGGCAAGAATAACTTTAATGCTACTTCGGCCCCCTCTACAGCAAACGATGCCGGTCAAGGATACGTTCCGGGGTCTATGTGGGAAAATACAGCCAATGGTCGTGTATATATCTGCGTTGGAAATACTTCCAATTCAGCCGTATGGCGCGAGATGGTCACAGTAATTTCATCAAATCAGATTACACCGGTTACCACAAATTCTGTAGATTTAGGTACTCCTGCAGTACGATTCCAAGACTTATTTTTAAGTGGGGGTATATCTGCGGCAGGAAACGTGGTGGTCGGCGGCACGTTAAATATTACAGCACTGTCTACATTAAATAGCCTGAATGTTACAAATGCCTCAACTATGAACAGCATAGCTGCCTCTGGCAATGTTACTGTCGGTGGAACCCTTACCCCCACTCAAATTGCTATAACTGCAGGTACGATCAATGGTGCAGTAATAGGCGGCTCATCAGCCCAAGCTATTACAGGCACAGTAATTACTGCTAATACAAATTTTGATGGTGATCTGACAGGAAACGTCACAGGTAACTTAACAGGTAATACGGCGGGTATTCATACTGGCGCTGTAATAGGTGATGTCACAGGCAACATAACAGCCGCATCTGGAACATCCAGCGTTAACAACCTGACGGTCAATGGAACCCTCAATATGAATGCTGGAACGTCAGCGACTATTGAGAACCTTTCTGCACCATCTAATGCTAACGATGCAGCAAGAAAGGCTGATGTAGATGCAGTAGGTGCTGCCAAGCTTAACCTATCAGGCGGCACGATGTCTGGCCCGATTGCTATGGGTGGTAACCCTATTAGTGGTTTAGGTACACCTAGTGCTTCAACAGAGGCTGCCACAAAAGGCTATGTAGATACCGCCGATGCGTTAAAGTTAAACATATCAGGCGGCACGATGTCTGGCCCGATTGCTATGGGTAGCAATAAAGTCACTGGGGTTGGAACGCCTACAGCCGCTACAGACGCAGCAAATAAAGCTTATGTTGATACTGAAGTCTCTGCGGTTATTAGTGCTGCTCCGGGGGCGCTAGACACGCTGAATGAACTTGCTGCAGCTATTAATGACGATGCTAATTTCTCAACCACAATCACCAATTCAATTGCTACCAAATTGCCTTTGGCTGGCGGTACAATGTCTGGGGATATTGCGCTAGGTGCAAACAAAGCCACCTCGACAGCAACACCCGCTACTGATGATACACTAACCCGAAAAGGTTATGTTGATACTCAGGACGCTCTTAAAGTAGCCAAAGCTGGTGATACAATGACAGGCGATCTGTCACTAGGTTCTAATAAAGCAACCTCTACAGCCACCCCTATCACAGAAGATACCTTAACCCGCAAAGGTTATGTTGATACACAAGACGCTCTAAATCTGCCAAAAGCTGGTGGTACTATGAGTGGTGCTATTGCAATGGGTACAAATAAGATTACAGGCTTAGGTAATCCTACTGCGGGACAAGATGCTTCTAATAAGTCTTACACAGACACACAGCGTGATACTCGACTACCTCTAGTAGGCGGTACGATGACGGGCGGCATTAATATGGGTGCTAATAAAGTCACAGCCACCTATACGCCCAGCGCAAATGCTGACCTGACTACTAAGACATATGTGGATGGCATTTTAGGTTCTGCTACCGTGGCTGCTACAAGTGCATCTAATGCGGCTACTTCAGAAACTAACGCTGCTACATCTGCTTCTGCCGCAGCTTCTAGCGCTACAGCCGCAGATACTTCAGAAACAAACGCTGAGACTGCTGAAACTAACGCTTTAGCCAGCAAAACCTCCGCTAATACGTCTGCTAACAATGCAGCCTCTTCTGCAGGTGCAGCCGGTACATCCGCTACTAATGCGGCTACTTCTGAGACAAACGCAGCAACGTCAGCTACAGGCGCTTCTAACAGTGCTACGGCGGCTTCAACATCCGCAACTAACGCTGCTAGTTCAGAAACCAATGCGGCTTCTTCTGCTACGGCAGCGGGTACATCTGCTACCAATGCAGCCAACTCAGCAACGAATTCCGCTAACTCTGCAACAGCATCTCAAACCGCTAAAACACAAGCAGAAACTGCACAGACAAACGCTGAAAATGCTGAAGCAAACGCTGAGACCGCTGAAGCAAATGCATTAGCTAGTAAAAATTCCGCTACTACCCAAGCAACTAATGCGGCTACTAGTGCTACTGCGGCTTCTACAAGTGCAACTACTGCTGGTAGTTTTGCATCCTCTGCTAGTACTTACAGTTCTTCAGCGCAAACTCAAGCAAACATAGCCATTACTAAAGCAAGTCAAGCCTCTACCTCTGCTACAGCTTCTGCTAACTCTGCAACTGCATCCGCTTCTTCAGCTACTGCCGCACAAACAGCTAGAACAGGGGCTGAAGCGGCACTAGATCAATTCGATGATATATATCTAGGGGCAAAGTCATCTAATCCTACAGTTGATAACGATGGAAATTCTATAGCTCAAGGTGCTTTATATTTTAACACTACTGATGATGTAATGAAAGTATATGAAGGTAGTTCTTGGTTAGCGGCTTATGCTTCATTAAGTGGCTCATTAATATCTACAAATAATCTTTCAGATCTACAGAGTGTTTCGGGGGCAAGAAGTAATCTAGGTTTAGGGACAGCAGCAACTACATCTGCAACGGCCTACGCTACTGCCGCTCAAGGTACTAAAGTTGATGGTATAGAATCTGGTGCTGATGTTACAGATACAGCCAATGTTGTGAGTGCTTTAACTGCGGGTTCTAACATTTCAATAGCCGCAAACGGCACTATTAGTTCTACAGATACAAACACAACTTACTCCGTTGGGGATGGTGGATTAACACAGAATAACTTTACTAACGCTGATCATACAAAACTTAATGGCATTGAAGCAGGGGCTACAACAGATCAGACAGCATCTGAGATAAGAGCTTTAGTTGAATCTGCAAGTGATAGTAACGTCTTTACTAACGCTGATCATACAAAATTAAACGCAATAGAGGCTGGTGCTACCGCAGATCAGACTAAATCTGACATTGAGGGTTTAGGAATTGAT